TTTATTTACATTAACAATTACAGGTTCAGAGGCTGTTGAAACTAATTTTTCAGCATCTTTAAACCCAACAAATAGTAACTACTTTACCAAAACTTTTGGATTCTCTGCAAGAGGGTCGCAAGACGCGTTTGTACAATCTAACTTTAAAACATTCCAATCAGCATCGTTCGCCACTGGTGAAGAAGTTGTTGTAACTTTAGATGTTGCAAAAGATGTTGATTACTCAAAAGCATATACTGAGGCAGCTACTCCTTGGATTACTTCTCAAAAAGTTGGTGGTGCTACTACTAATTTAATTAAGTTCCATACTTTATCACATGGTAACCCAACTAACTACGAATTTAAAATCGGTATTCAGGATGTTAAACCAGCTGGAACTGTAGCAGGTTCTGAGTATGGTTCATTTACTGTAATTGTAAGAAGAGTAGACCAAGATAAAGTAAATGGTTCACCATTCGTAGGTGTGGTTGATTCAGATATCAGACCTAACTTAGTTGAAACTTTCCAGGGTGTTAACTTAGACCCTAATTCACCTAACTTTATCGCTAGAGTAATTGGTGATAAGTATATTACTGTTGATTCAAATGGTAAATTATCAACAAATGGTGATTACCCTAACAATTCGGCAAACATTAGAGTTGAAGTAACTCAGGCAGTTAAAGATGAGGCAATTGACCCTTCATTAGTACCTTTCGGATTCGCAGCATTGCAAAATCCTTATGGAACTGCATTTACGTTACCTAATCCAACTTATGTATCAGACCAAACAATCAATAACTCATATAACTCTAAGAAGTTCTATGGATTTGATTTTGATTTTGCTACAACTGATAACTTAAACTATTTAGCACCAACTCCTGATTCATCTACTGCAACTGCAGGTACTGCATTCTACTTAGGTGATTACAATCAGAATACTGGAGCTAACTACCCATCTTCAGGCGCACCATACACTGGAGCAATTGATTTAAATGATAATAATACGGCATTAGCATCTCGTAAATTCTTAGTTCCTTTCCAAAGTGGATTTGATGGATACAAACCAAATAGAATTGTTTATACTGCAGGTGATATCATCGCAGGTAATACACAAGGATATGATTTATCTTCAAATACCGCAACTGGTACATTAGCATTTAGAAAAGCTATCAACGCTGTATCTAATCCTGATGAGTTTGATATCAATATGTTAGTAATTCCAGGTGTTATCCACAGATTACACTCTTCAGTAACAACATTTGCTAAAGATATGTGTGAAGATAGACAAGATACATTCTTCGTAATGGATGCATCTGCATGGGGTGATTCAATTTCAACTGCAACTAACGCAGTTCAATCATTTGATTCAAACTATGTAGCATCTTACTACCCTTGGGTTAAGATTCTTAACACAGATAAGAACAAACCAGTATGGGTGCCGCCATCAGCTGTACTTCCTGGCGTTATCGCATTTAACGACCAAGTTGCCGCTGAGTGGTTCGCTCCTGCAGGATTGAATAGAGGTGGATTAACTTCAGTAATTGAAGCTAAGACAAGATTGACAAGAGCAGAAAGAGATGAACTCTACGAAGGTAGATTGAATCCTATCGCTACATTCCCTGGACAAGGTGTAACTGTGTTTGGACAGAAAACACTACAAGCTAAACCATCAGCATTGGATAGAATCAATGTAAGAAGGTTGTTGATTGCAGTGAAGAAGTTCATCGCATCTTCTACTCGTTACTTAGTGTTCGAAAACAACACAGCAGCTACGAGAAACAGATTCTTATCAATCGTTAATCCTTATTTGGAATCAATCCAACAAAGACAAGGGTTATACGCATTTAGAGTGATTATGGATGAAACTAATAACACTCCAGATGTAATTGATAGAAACATTATGGTAGGAGAAATCTTCTTACAACCAGCTAAGACTGCTGAGTTTATTGTTCTAGATTTCAACGTATTACCAACTGGGGCAGCATTTCCAGAATAGATAAATTAGATTAAGTTCCCCATTTCGGTGGGGAACACAATCTTTTTTTAAAAGAACAATATTTATATTAAAGAAAACACAACGGAGTAACATAAATGGCACAATTATTAGACCCAACTGAAGTAATGTTCACATCATTCGAACCGAAGATGTCGAACCGCTTTATTATGTATGTAGAAGGAATTCCTGCATATCTAATCAAAGCAGCCAATAGACCTGAAATAACAAATGGTAAAGTAACTATCGACCATATCAACGTAAGAAGATATGTAAAAGGTAGAAGTGAGTGGAGTGATTTAACAATTTCTCTTTACGACCCCGTAGTTCCATCTGCAGCACAAGCTACAATGGAGTGGGTACGTTTACACCACGAATCAGTAACTGGTAGAGACGGTTACTCTGATTTCTACAAAAAAGATATCACTTTTAACAGTTTGGGTCCTGTTGGTGATAAAGTAGAAGAGTGGACACTTAAAGGAGCTTATATCCAAACAGCAAAATTCTCAGATATGGATTACACTGGTGAAGATTTAGCAACTGTTGATTTAACACTTACATACGATTACGCAATACTACAATACTAATTTCGGATTGTTGTAATACAAATTGAAAATTAAGAACCCCAACATTTTTGTTGGGGTTTTTTTGTTTAATTATTTTTATTATCATATTTATTAATAGGTTAACCAACAAATACAAGTTTTAAAACAAAAGAGTAACGTTATGAGTACAGAAAATTTACAAGATGATTATTCATCGAACATCTCCAACAAAGAGATGGTGGAACTCGCCAAACAACAACATCAACAAAAGCAAGTTTCTGATTACAAATTCCCTACTGAAATCGTAGATTTACCATCTAAAGGATTAATTTATCCAAAAGATAATCCGTTAGCATCGGGTAAGGTAGAAATGAAGTATATGACTGCAAAAGAGGAAGATATCCTCACAACACAATCATATATCAAAGATGGTTCAGTATTGGATAGATTATTCCAATCACTTATTATCTCAAATGGTGAAGGATTACCAGTAAAATATGTAGATATCACCGCAGGTGATAAAAACGCAATTATGATTGCAGCACGTATTTTAGGATATGGTAAGGATTATGAGGTGGAGATTACAGACCCATTTACTAACACAAAACAAAAAGAAGTTATTGATTTAACTCTATTTGAAAATAAAGATTACGATGGTAGTAAACAAACAGAACCACATAAAAATGAGTTCGAATTCACACTACCTCGTTCAACTCGTAAGATTACGTTTCAAGCATTAACTGAAAGTAAAGAACGTAAGATTAAACATCAGTTAGAAGAACTGAAAAAGGCAGGTCGTAAAATGAAAGATTTAACATCTAAAGAATTAACGACTCGTTTGAAAAACACAATCACATCAGTAGATGGGGAATACGATGCTAAAGTTATTAGTAATTTCGTAGATAACGAATTGTTTGCAGTAGATTCTAAGTCTCTCAGAGCATACATTAATGAAGTTTTACCAGATATTGATTTAACTTATGAATTTATTTCTGAAGAGACTGGGGAAAGGAGAGAGATGCTACTGCCTATGGATGTCGGGTTTTTTTGGCCTAAGTCTTAATTATAGGAAGTTATTACACTCTCAAATATTCGACCTAATCTATCATGGAAATGGTGGGTTTACCTTTTCAGATGTTTACAATATGCCACTTTGGGCTCGAAAATTTTATATAAGTAAAATTGTAGAGTTTAAGGAAAACGAAAAACAAGCATATGAAAAACAAGTGAAAAAATCAAAAGGTGCAAGAAGATAATAAGAAACCCAACGTAATTGTTGGGTTTTCTTATATTTATACATATAACAATAAGGAAACTGATATGAAGATTAAAGAATCACAACTCAGAGAACTTTTTAAGGAAGTTGGTCTTTCTGAAGATATGTTTGATATATTCAGAAGTAAACGTAAAAAATTGGATAGAAAAATCAAAGATTTGAAATCTGATTTAAAAGATATGGAAGATTCAGCACCTACTGATAAGGATAGGGAACGTCTTAGAAAGTTAAACTCAACACTTCAAACAGCACTTAAATCAGGTGGTCTGAAAATATAGTAATTTATACAAATGGCTAAAAAAGATATTCAAAATCGTAAAAAGGAGTTGCAGGAAGAAATCCAAGCAACTAAAGATTTGGCTGCAGCACAACTTGCGTTGATTAAGAATGCCCAAACAACAAAAGCATTATCTAATGAAGCCATAGGTTTAAAAGAACAACTACTAAAAAAATTAGAAAACGAAGAATCACTTACAGGTCAAATCAACAGTATTCAAGAAGCAATTGATGGTATGTTGAAAGAGCAAATCGAAAGAGGAGATGAAGTTAATCAACACTACATTGACCAGTTAGATAGTTTAAAATCTCATTTAGAAAAAAATAAAGAAATTGCGTTAGCAGAACAAGAACGTAATAATTTAAATGAGGCTGGTAGGGGAATACTCAAAGATTTATTGGGTATAAACAGTGATATCGAAGCTGCAGTTACAGGTGGTGCTCTGAAGGCATTATTTTTAAATAAAGCATTTGAAAGTGTTAGTGCTAGTGCAAAAAGAATATCTGATGGAATTAAAGAAGGTGTAACCCAATTAGGTTTATCAGTAAACGAAGCCGTTATGTTACAAGGAAAAGTAGAAATGGCATCGTGGAGTTTAACTGGATTCCTATATGGTACAGAGGCTATTGCAGCATCTGCAAAAGCAATCACCGCCGAATATGGTAACGTCAACGCCGCCTCAGATGAATTAATTAAAGGTGTTACTGAACTATCTGCAGTAACTGGTGATGCATCATCAGCCCTTAAATTAGCAGAATCATTTGAAGCAGCAGGTGTTCCTGCAGATGAGGTTAGAGATAAAATAGAAGATATATCAAAAGAAGTAGGTATTTCTTCTACAATGGCAGTTAAGGGATTAGAAAATCAGATGCATAGACTAGTTGGTGCATCTGAACAAGAAATAGAGGCCATAATCAAAGGTAATGCCGAACTAGCCAAACGTGGTACTACTATGGAAAAAATAGAAGGTTTAGCCAACAATATGTTGGATATTGAAACTTCTATGAGAAATGAAGCAAAAGCTAGAGCATTATTAGGTAGAGATATCGGTGCAAATGAGATGAGGTCGTTATCAGCACAATTGATGACAGCAACCTCAGCAGAAGAACGTGCTAAAATTGAACAACAAATGGCCGATTTGTTATTAGAACAAGCCGGTACTGCAGAAGAGTTTAATAATCTTAGTCTTGTTCAACAAAACGCCATGGCTGAAGCATATGGTATGAGTAGAGAGGATTTGGCAGTTCAAATTCAAAAGTCTGAGAAACAAAAAGAACTTACAGAAAAATATGGTGAGTACGCAGGAATGATGGAAACCGCACAAGGATATGCTGCAGCAGGTTTATCATTCGTTGGTGATACTGTTTTAGAAATGGTTAAATTAATCGCTAAAACTGCTATTTTTAATTCTATGATGAATGGTGGTTCAGTTCTCGGTAATATGAAAGATGGTGTGATGAATATGATTGGTCGCGGCGGTGGTGGTTCTTCTGGAGGTGGTGGAGTACCAGGATTAGAAGCTACACAAGACGCAGGAGGTCAAGCAGCACAATCAGCATCAGGTAGTGGTGGTGGATTAAAATCACTTGCAGATGGTTTAAGAGAAATGGGTGATGGTAAAGTATTCGCAGGTATCGGTGCAGTTGCACTTGCAGGACCTGCTTTTATCGTAGCACTCCCATCAATCCCATTCTTATTATTTATGGGTAAAGTTAAACTAAAAGCATTAGAAGAAAACTTTAGTGGATTAGCAACAGGTCTTAATAGTATGGCATCCACATTTATGGGTTCATTGGCTGTTGCCGCATTTGGAATAGCAGCAATTCCATCTATACTATCAATTCCATTCTTATTATTTATGGGATTAACACCATTACAACAATTAGCACCTAACTTTACATCGTTATCAGCAGGATTAACCGCTATGGCATCCACATTTATGGGTTCACTCGCATTAGGAGCATTCGCAGTGGCTGCCGCTTTAGGTATAGCATCAATACCATTCTTAATCGCTATATCCTTATTAGGAATAGCAGCATCAGCTGGTTTAAGTGCATTGGGAGTTGGATTAACCGCATTAGGAACGGCAGCAGCTAGTGGATTACCATTCTTAGGAATCGCATTAATAGGAGCATTAGGATTAGCTATGATTCCATTCGCAATCGCATTAAATATAGCAACACCAGCAATTGAAGCATTTGGTGGTGTAATAGTTGGAGTGATGGGAGCAATTCCACCAATTATTGGGGCTATAGCTGATGGATTTGTAACAATGTTAGGTGCGATAACACCTGAAGCAATTGCAGGATTAATGTTATTAGGTCCTGCATTATTAATGGCATCGGTTGGTATGTTAGCATTCTCAGCATCATTATTAGTTGGTGCTTTTGCAAGTTGGTTCGGTGGTGGTTTAGTAGACCAAATAGTACTATTAGGAACTGTTGGGCCAGGAGTTAAGGAAGCGGGCGAAGGATTAGCACTCGTTGCTGATAATATGTCATTACTTACTGAAAATCTAAGTGGTGTTAGTAGTTTAGTAACACCAATGTACGCATTAGCAGGTGGATTAGCAGCATTCGCAGGTTCGGTTGCAATAGGTTCTATTTTCGGTGGTGGGATTGTTGAAACAATAAGACAATTATCTGAATTAGGGCCAGGAATGGTACAAACTGGTAACGCACTTGATACTATAAGTTCAACTATTGGTACGTTATCATCGAATATAGATGTATTAAGTGAATCAATGCAAAAAGTTGCAGAGGTATCTGGTGAACTATGGGGTGTAAGTGGTGCGTTATTAGGTATCGCAGGTGGATTAACCGCAATATCATTCGCAGGATTACTTGCAATTCCAACATTTGCGGCGTTAGGTGGATTGGCTGCGATAGCACCAACATTGATGTCTCTGGGTGATTTCTTTGGATTTGGTGGTGAAGGTGAATCTGATAATAGTACCACAAACACTACTGATAATAGTAATAAAGAATTATTGGAAGAGATTAAAGGATTGAGAAACGATATTAAAGGACAACCAATTGTATTGAATATTGATGGTAAAGCAGTGTCGAGAATACAGAGGGTTGGTAGACAACAATCAAATAATAGAGGCGCATACCAATCATTGTAATAGGAATATAATATGGCGTTAAAAGATATGAAATCGGATTTATCCAAATTTAGGATGCCAAAGAAAGAACCTTTGGAATCTAAAGAAAGAGTGGATGTAAGAAAGAATCAGAACCAAACACCATTAAGTTCTATGGTAGATTCAGCGCCAAAGATTCCACGTTCTCAAACAACAACCAATAAAGAGGGTGTAAATCCTCAAAAAGTAAATCAAACTGAAAAGTTTAAAGGTGAAACATCAGTTAAACCAATGAATTTAGAAGAAAGGTTCTTAGGGGAAACTGAACCTAATAAGATGGATAATTCTGAAAAGTTCTTAGGGGAGACAAACCCAACTCCTATGGATAATTCAGAAAAATTCTTAGGTGAAACTAATCCATCTAAAATGGATAACTCAGAAAAGTTCTTAGGTCAAACAACACCAGATACGATGGACAACTCACCAAATTATTTGGGTGAAACCAACCCTAATAAGATGGATAACTCAGAGAAGTTCTTAGGTGAAACTACAACCGAACCAATGAATAGGGAATCTAAATTCTTGGGTGAAACCAACCCTAATAAGATGGATAACTCAGAGAGATTCTTAGGTGAAACCACACCAACATCAGCTGAACCAACATCTCAGTTCTTGGGTGAAACCAGCCCCAAATCGGCTGAACCAACTTCTAAGTTCTTAGGTGAAACAACACCAACTGAAATGGATAATTCAGAAAAGTTCTTAGGTGAAACCACACCAACATCAGCTGAACCAACATCTCAGTTCTTGGGTGAAACAACACCAACTCCAATGAGTTTGGAAGAAAGGTACTTGGGTGAGACTACACCAAATAAAGTAAATCAGAATGAAAAGTTTAAAGGAGAAACTGACCCTACTAAATTTGATAACACATCAAACTTTGTAAGATTTAGTAATGAACAAATTTCATCTCCATTTGCTACTGAACCAAATCAAATGAATTTGGATGCTAAATTCTTAGGTGAAACTACCCCTACACCAACAAATTTAGAAGAAAGATTCTTAGGTGAAACCGACCCTACTCTAATGAGCTTGGAACAGAGATTCTTAGGTGAAACTACACCAACTGAGATGGGTGAACAAACAGGTGATACGTTCTTAGGAGAAACAAACCCGAATGTTATGAGTTTAGGTGATAAGTTTAAAGGAGAAACAACACCTGCTAGATTCCCATACATACTCAGACAAGAGAATGAGGGTAAAGAGCCAGGTGAAGTTAATTATTTTTCTGATATACATGCAACTGGATTTACATCTAAATTTGAAAGTAAAGACCAAAGTAAGTTTGTTGGTATCAATCCAGATAATACACAATTTGATGGAGCAACATCATTATATGGTACACTTGGTTTAACAAACTTTATTGTTGATGATGATGCAACTGGGTTTACCAAAGATATGTTCCCAATTGGTAGTTCTAAAAAACCATCACAATTCACAGGTGTTGATTCTGCCGGAACTGTTTTTGATGAAAAATCATCAGAATATAGTAATACTAAAAGTTTATATAACGGATTATCTTATAGACCGGGTTATGGTAAATTTAAGTTTGATAAAGAAACTGGAAATGTACAAAGATATTCTGAAAGTAATAAATACTTAATAGATAATGAGCTGACACGATTAGGAATCTCTCAACTACAAGAAATGAGAAGTTCTCCATCGTTCTTAGATGAGATGTATCACAAATTCAATCTTAGAGATGACGCATTTAATTTAGGTACAGCTGCATTTGCACATCCATTAATTCTTAGAGGTATCCAAAGAAAGAAAATATCCAAAGGTGAACCTCAAAAGTGGGGATTTGGATTTCCAGTTGATGATGGTTTAGTTAGAGGTGGTATTGTAACCGCAACTGATAGAGCAGTTGTAGATGCAGTACGATTGGGTAAATGGATGGTTTCAGTACAAGGTTTATTGTGGGGAATCAAACAACTTGGGTTACAACAAGCTACTGCGAATGTAGAATCTACAAATGGTAAAAGAAAAACTAAGATATGGACACCTATAAATACATTGGCAACTACACTTGGTGGGTTTGCGGGATTACACGCAAATAGACATGGTATTACACCATTTGATTTAACTAAGGGTACTTATTCTGAAGTATTAGATGCGAAACGAGCCGGACATGGGGATGACTATATGAAATTAACAGTCGGCCCATTTGCAAATAGATTGGTTAATACGTGGTTTAAAGACCGTAATAACCTACCTAATGGTGATGTAAAGGATAAGGGTGAAGGTGGTAAATTAATTGATAAGTTAAAGAACGCATTTAGTGGCGGGCCAAATTCATTATATGGTTTAGGTGATTTTGCACCAAATCAAAGTACGGAAACTACAATACCAAAGAAACAAGATGGAGAGTTAGGTAGAACATATAATCCTCTAAAACAATATAATCCAACTGCGGGAGGACCAAGCCCATCGGGCACTTCGGGATTCCCATTTGAACCAGATAATACTGAATTAGGGAAAAAAGCAAAGAAACTACCAGATTCTTTTAAGAATAATACTAAAAATACTGAAGGTAACTCACACCCGATAGAAAAGAACGATACTGCTGCAGAACTTATAAAAAATTATGAAACTATTGCGTATGGTGATATACCAACAAGAAAAGCAGGAGACCCATCAGTAAATGATTTTAGAAAAGATTTTACAACAAAATTGGGATATAGAGATACTGATTATTCAAATGAGGGTATAGAAAGTAGAACTGGACTTCCTAACCACGCATTTTCCATTGGTAAAGATAAAAGTGATTATAATAATCCAAACTTTACTGTTAGAGATGAGATAAACGCATTAGATTTAGACGTAGAAGGAAACGATTTAATACAATTTTGGATTAAAGCAGATGGTGGTAGTAAGACTCAATTTAGAGGAACTGTGAGTGGTATTACAGAAACATTCTCACCATCATGGGATTCATTTAAATATAACGGCCGAGCAGACCAGGCGTATAAATACACTACATTTGAACGTAGTTTATCACTTAATTTTAAAGCATACGCAAGTTCAAGAGCAGAAATGAAACCAATGTATAAAAAATTACAATATTTGGCAACAATGACAATGCCAGAATATAAGAGTGGTGGATATCATGGTACATTGGTAACATTTAGATTGGGTGATTTGTATAATGGTAAGTTGGCCTTCATTGAATCATTAACATATACATTATCAGATGAAACACCTTGGGATATTGATATGGATGGTAACTTAGGTGAACTCCCAATGGGTGTTGATATTGCAATCGGATTTAAGATATTGGATGGTATTAGACCACAATTAGGTGCTGGTATTTACGATTGGTCTCAAATATAAGGATATGTAATGAATAGATACGAAAAAATAACTATACAAAAAACTGAAGAGGGTCGTAGGTTTAAAAAAACTATTCAATACCCTATTATTGAAAAATCTTCAGATGATATTTATATAGTAGGTATTCAAGGTGATAGATTAGATAATATAGCATACAAATATTATCAAGACAGTAGATTATGGTGGATTATTGCAAGAGCAAACAATTTAGGTAAAGGTGATTTATCAGTACCAATTGGAACTCAGATAAGAATACCATTTGATTTTTTAGCAATTGTTGAGGAATTTAATAAACTAAATGAGTAAAAGTTATGGCATTATTTGATTTTAATCCCAGTTTAGGTGGTGCAGAGGGTGTTTTAGATGCACGAAAAGCAGCAGTTAAAAATAGGGAAAAGAATTGGAATTATAAAAAGTACGCATATTGTACGATAACATCTACTGGTAATTCTCAAACTATAACGTGCCCTGGTAGTATGACAATCGGTGATGGTTCTGCACCAACAGGTGGTGGTACGAGTATGTACACATCGGAAGGTGGTATTCGTAGAAAAAGACCAATATTAACATCATGTACAATTACAAATGAGGGTGGTCAGAATTATGTAGATTCATATATATACGAAGCAGAATTTTCATTTGATGTACATACTGTCGCAGATTTGGATAAAGCAATCAAAGCATTTATGCAAGTTGGGGGTGAGGTTAAAATATCATTTGGCTGGGCGAACGCAGGTGGTGCGGGTAACTCAGGTGAAATTTTAGTAAATGTTTACAATTTCAATTGGAGTTTAAATAAAGATGGTTCTTTCAGTTGTACTGTAAAAGCTATGTCTGGTACTGCGTTATTCCCAAAAGAATCAATGGGTGGTAACTCAAAAAAGGCCAATGCGGAACAGAAAAAAGCATTAGGTGATTCAACAGAGGTGGTTGGTTTCTTTGAAGAATTAGTTGCTGGTATGAGAACTGCGCATGGAATTACTTCGGAGGATACATTAGATGATGTGAACGATGTACCCTGGGTTCCAGATTTTATAGCAGGTGGTATATCCGATAACCAAATGATATGTGAAACCAGTACTGTAAATGGCATTACAATGCCATTTTGGGTTACTGAAATGCTATCATCTGAAGGTACTTGGTATAATGATGATGAACTTTACTTTTCATATACAAATCTTAATTCTGTTGTTAAATATCTGAATAAACATTTGCAAAAAACTAAATCTAACATAAGGTATTACTTCGATGGTACTGCATCTAAAATAGATACCTCTAAAACAATGATGTTTTCTGCAGACCCAACTCGTATTGTATTATCTGGTCCTTTCGCCAAATATGGTAGTAAGAGTAATGAAGATGCTGCTAATTTCGCAAAGTGGGCTGATTTTACAACCCAAAATAATACATCGGCTAATAGTGCTTCAAGTATATTATTAGAATTAAAGTATTTAAATTCTATATATGCAAAATTGGCAGACCAAAAAGAAGATAAACAGGGTGGCGGTAAAGTTCCACCAACCATACAAGAATTTATGAATCAGCTATTTAACGATATAGCAGATGTAACTGGTGGGTTTGTACAATTACAAGCAATACCTGAAAAAATATCTCAAAGTCAATCTAAAGGACAAAACGGGTCTAATCTTAATTTGATAATAGCAAATAGACCAATGATACCCGTTTCATCATCACCATCTAAGTATGTTTTTACAACACTCGCACAAAATTCTATTGTTAGAGATGTAACATTTGAAACTGATTTTGATGCAAATACCCTAATGATGGCAACAATCGGTGCAAGTGGAAAAAGTGTTACTAACATTGATGATAGAATTCCAGGTGCAGATTGTGGTAAGGCTGCAGAAGGCCAAGGTAACGCCGAAGTAATTGATGCTACTTATTTGGAAACCGTTCGTGCATCTTATGGTGATGATGGCTTTGACCAGGCTAAAGTTAGTTCTAACTCTGATTCATTAAAAAAGTTTTTAAATCAAAATAAGGATACGTTCCCCGCAGGATATAAAGAAATAGTATGGCCATATAAATTGGGTGTTACTATTGATGGTGTTGCTGATATAAATTATATGGCTGCAATAACTATTGATAGGTTACCATCTTCAATGGTAAGTCCGAAGATGTATTTTTCAATTACATCAATTGAACATAAATTTGATGGTCAGGGTGATTGGGAAACATCATTGGGTACTGTAATGAGGATTTCATAATGGCAGATTCGAGAGAAAGAATATATTATACTAAAGCTCAAATTACCAATGGTTTAAAGACTGGTGGTGGTGAGTGGATGTATACCGATGGTACTGAGTATATAGGTCAGTATCATAGATACTCAACCGGAGAAGTATTTACAGATAGTAATTATGTTAACGGTAAATCCAGAAAGTTAATACCATTTGTTGATTTAGAAAAAAAACTTGAAGATAATGAATTTGGTATTGATTTTTCAAAAAACTTTGAATATGATGCCATAAAAAGTGTAGATGTTCAAAAGAGTGTAAAATCAAATGAACCCGTATCCGATATATACAACAGGCCCGTAAAAAATGGCTATATAAAACGATTATTTGCATATAAAGTAAATGATGGTCAGATTTTAGAATTAGATGAAATTGGTTATGGTAGTGTTGGTTCGGAAACTGGGTTAGATGCAATCCTTTGGAGAAAGTTCTCAATTGATTGGAAAGTACAGGGTCCTGATTACGATATATTAGATTCACAAGGTAATGTGAAAGAAGGTGGTATTATCGATGAGAACAGAAGAACTATTGAAAAGTACTCAGAAGAATATCCAACATTAAGTAAACGTATCACCGATTTTAGGCAATTCTCTAAAGCCTAAAACTTAACAATTTCTTAACATTAAAATTTGGTATATCCAAATAATTTTCGTATCTTTACTATGTAATAATGAGAGAGATGAAAGCAATAATTAATTTTTACGAAGGAAGTTACCAATATAACACTAAAGAACTAGCAGATGGGTTTGTAACCAACCTAGCAAGATTGGGTTCGGGTATGTTAACTGAGTTGAATCATCAATTTAATTACAGGTCAACCAATGAATCACTTTGGGCTGAGTGTGTTGTTACTATTGATAATGAAGTTGTAGAACAATATAGAGTTATCAGAGTTTCACCAACACAATTAGAGATGATAGATGTGTTAGAAGGAATGGAAGAAATTAAGATTCCTGTTATTCTTAATGAGATGTTAACTTTTAAAGCATAAAAATATGAAAGTAAAAGAAATCAAATACGGAATCGAAATCACAAAACCCTGGTCAAAGGAAATGTATGACCACAATGATAAGGTGGCTGAGTTAATGAAAGCTGAACTCCTTATTCGTTTGAAGAACGCATATCAAAGTGGTGATGAAGATGATTTACGAAAAGTATCATCAATCATCTGCCCGACTGGGTATGGGTTTGGATTTGATTTTGATGATATCTATAATGAATCACTTAGAGAGTTAGAAATGGTTCAGAACTATTGGTTAAACGAAGAGTTCCCATATGGAGTTAAAGAAGGTATCGTAAGTGATATCGGACTTGAGTTCATTGGGTACTAAAGTTTAACAATTTCTTAACATTAGAAATTTGGAAAAGTGAAAAAAAAGTGGTACTTTAGTACTGTAAGATTGAGAGTTAAACAATAAATAAATAAAAAATGAATTATTCAGAAT